CATTCTGGTCTACATCATTCATTCGTGGTGTGACACTTGATCAGTGTATCATCATCGTAGATGAGTTCTCCAACTTGAATTTCCATGAACTAGATTCAATCATCACCCGTGTGGGACAAGACGCTAAGATTATTTTCTCTGGTGACTACAACCAATCGGACTTGCTTAAATCTAATGAGCGCACAGGTGTGCTAGACTTCATGAAGATCTTACAGACCATGCCATCATTTGACTGTGTTGAGTTTGGGATTGAAGATATTGTACGATCTGGTCTCGTCCGTGAGTACCTGGTCAGTAAAATCAACCTTGGATTTAGTTAATGAAAACATTTAATTATGTAGGTCCTGCTGCTGAGATCAATGAACTCGAAAGTAGGACCAGTGAACGTGGTCGCTTCTATAAAGCACCCAATGGTAACTGGTATCCATCTGTCACCACTGTCGTAGGTCATCAATCTATCGAAGGCATCCGTAAGTGGGAGCAGAGAGTTGGGTACACAGAAGCAGAAAAGATCAGACGCACATCATCATGGAGAGGTACCAAGTATCATGGCATCGTTGAAGACTACCTTAAAGGCAACATTGAAAAAGTTAAGAAAAGCGAAGGTCTTGCCTCGTACCTTTTTGGGTTTGCTCGTGAGACTCTTGATCGTATCGACAATCTTCATATTATTGAAGCCCCTTTGTATTCTACTGATCTATGCATTGCTGGTCGTGTTGACTGCATTGCTGAGTTTGATGGTGAGTTAGCAATCATCGACTTCAAAACAACAGGTACTTTGAAGAAAGAATCTTTTCTTAAAAAGTATTTCGTACAGGAAGCAGCGTATGCTTACATGTACTGGGAGTTGACTGGTTGTGAAGTAAAGAAACTTGTGACCCTCTCTGTGGCAGAGAATGGAGAGATGCAAGTGGTCGAGAAGTATGATAAGATACCGTATATTGATACTCTCTGCAAATGGATCAAAGAATACCGTTATTTTCAGGAGGGTATCAATAGATGAAAGAACTCGAAGAAAACTTTATGACTCAGAACAAGTTCAGTGCTCTGGTGGAACACACAGTACAAAATAACAATGGACTCATCAATTACATCGAAGCAGTCGCTACTGTCTGTGAAGAGTATGAGATTGAGTTTGAAATGGTAAGCAAACTAATTAGTAAACCACTTAAAGACAAGATCAAAGCAAATGCACAACACCTCAACTGCATCAAACGAACCAGCAGGGGAGTCCTCCCCCTATGAGTGGATTGATGATGCATTTCGTATAAAAGAAACCAGGTATGGTTTGTTCACATCTATCTTGAAATCCACAGGAGATGATTTCTTGACAGGTGGTACATATGATGCAGTGCTTACTATGTCTAGGTGGCATCTTAAATGTGAACAGGAGGGGACCCTTCACCTATACACAAGAGTAGTGGGATCGATTCGAGATCTCGCAGGAGTAAAACTATGACCGAAGACTTTTTTAAATCTGAAATCGTTCAAGAAGAACTGAATGATCTACAAACTTCATACACAGAACTCCTTAAAATGTCGCAAGAGTTTAAGGGATTTGATGATGAAGCGAAGATTAATCACATTAATAAAACATTAGAACTCATTGCTAAGCAGAAAGTATTCTACTCACGCCTAGAAATGATGGCAAATTATGTTGAGGAAGATGGTGACGAGGAGACGGAGGTGCAAGAGATGAAGAACCGTATCGATACCGTGTCTAATCTCTACACCGATGGCGAGAGCAACCTCTTACAGATCCTCCAAGTCATGGAGGACAAACTCCTGGGTTGGAAAAAAGAATTACAGAATGGGGGTTGACACCCCATAAATAGTGTGTCATGATGACCTTGGTCAGGTGACACACAGACCAAATACAAAACACAATACGGAGAATACGATGTCATTTTCATCTCTCAAAAAGTCCAGCGGATCCATTGCAGCACTGACAAAGGAACTGGATAAGATGAGCAAAGGTTCAGGAGGTAATGGTCCTGACGAACGTCTTTGGAAACCTGAGGTTGACAAAGCAGGTAACGGTTATGCAGTCATTCGTTTCCTGCCTGAACCCACAGGTGAGGACCTGCCATGGGCACAGATCTGGTCCCATGCATTCCAAGGTCCTGGTGGTTGGTATATTGAGAACTCTCTCACTACTTTGAACCAGAAAGATCCTGTGGGCGATCTGAATCGCACACTGTGGAACAGTGGTCTTGATAGTGACAAGGAGATTGCACGTAAGCAGAAGCGTAAACTCTCTTACTACTCCAACATCTTTGTTGTCAAGGATCCTCTGCATCCTGAGAACGAAGGTCGTGTCTTCCTCTACAAGTATGGTAAGAAGATCCACGACAAGATTGTTGAGGCAATGAAGCCCCAGTTCCAAGACGAGACACCCATCAATCCTTTCGACTTCTGGAAGGGTGCTGACTTCAAGTTGAAGATCGTCAAGCAAGATGGTTACTGGAACTATGATCGCTCTGAGTTTGCTTCGGCATCTACACTCGGAGACTTTGATGACGATCGTCTGGAAGAGATCTACAACAGTCAGTATTCCCTTGCTGACTTCACTGCTCAGAAGAACTTCAAGTCCTACACTGACCTTGAAGCACGTCTGAATCTGGTACTTGGTAAGACTCGCACTGCCCGTGTGCAGGAAGAGGAAGAGCAGGATCCAGTGTTCAACACAGTGACAGTTGCCAAAGAGGAACCTAGTTTCAACACTGGGTTTGGAAGCAGTGTAGAATCAATGAAAGAGGAGGAAGATCCCGACCTCTCTTACTTCGCTAAACTCGCTGAGGATTGATTCATGAAGAGAGTATTACTTCTTATTGCCAGTGCTGCTCTCTTCGCAGCAGCACCAGTGGAAGCACATGGTAGGCATGGTGGTCACCGCCACCACTCCTGCCACTACCACTGGAAATATGATGCTACCCATTGTCACAGACCTCGTGGACGATACCACCGCCATCGTAGGTGGGAGCACCGACACGATGGGCATGGACACTACTACGATCACCGTACAGATCTGATTTTGAAATTCGACTTCTAGTTACCAAATACCCCGAAAAAAACTTCGGGGTGTTTTTTTGCCCCAGAGGTTTTTCATAAATATCAATGATAAAGGGTGTAATTAATGTTATCAACTGCTTATCGCCTACGAATGGAATTCATCTGTAAGTGCATTGCAAATGGAGAAGAAGTGAAGTTATCAGATATGATCTGGGCAAACAAACTTGCGAAAGCCAATACATCTGCCAATGAGATGTTAAAGATGGCACGGCGACAAATCACTTATAAGATTGAGGAAGGTAGTACCGATGATTTTCTGAATAGGATGGGATTAGGTGATCCCGACCCATCCAACCATAAGAAGGGATTCACTGATGCTGATGATATTAAGGATTGGTTCCACACTGACAAACCTGATGATTGGAGACAACGAGACTAATGCCAAGTGAATTTGATTATGTTGAGGCACCTACGGAGGGTGAAGTTGACAAATGGGGTTTTTCGATAAAACCCACTATCACTGATTCTGAGTGTATTTTACGATGTTTGCGAAATGCCCCAGAAGGAACTGACAAGAAACAAGTTGCTAAGTTAATCCGACTGTATGAGAATCTATGACCAAAACAGAATGTAAGGAAAAACTCCTTAATCATGTGAGAGTTCAACTTAACAAGTTGAATAAGAAACAACTGAATGACCTAGTTACCAAGCACACATGCAAAAAGACTACGTAGTGATAACAACATGGGATCCTGAATTTCAGTGTATACGTTATCATTACGTTCATAAGTCTGAAAAGGATCCTATCCAATTCGTCAAAAACCTCAATCCCGAGCAAGAAGTGCTATGAGCAGTAAAATGCTATTCCTAGTTGACATTGGTAATGGCAGATGTCTGAGTCACGATGGATACATTCAAATTGGTATTTTCTCTCATAGTGTAGAGAAACATCTTGAATTGTGTCCTGAACAAGAATGGCAAGTTACCTATTGGATGCCTGATCCATTCTGTATTAGATATCCAAGACCTAATTATCAGCATACAATGAAGGCGAATGAAGGTTCACCTAAGACTGATAATGCTACTGATAGTCGTCCTAGGGACTTCCCAGATCAAGCAACAAACCGATTGGAGAGAACATTATGAAGATGTGGGAGACAAAATGCTCTGGGTGTGGTAAGATGACACCAGCGAACCAGTGCCCTCAATTGAGGATGGTTCCCCTTTGTAAACCTTGTTGGTTGAAATCCATTAAGAAATGAAGTTTAAAGCATTAGTATTCATCCGACTACGATCACAGGTTGATGACTCACCAGGTAATGCTGTGAGAGATGGTAGTAAGCGATTGTCTGAGTTAGATATCAAGAAACTTAGACTTGGTAAAGTGATTGATATTTGGTTGGAAGCACCAACCAGAGAGTATGCAGAGAAAGAAATTGAAATGCTTTCAGATCGTTTCTATGCTAATACAGTCATGGAAGACTGGGACTATGAATTGACTGAGATTGACACTTTCCCCAAAGGTATTGAGTAATGGATGATTTTAACGCACCAGGATCTAATAAGATAGGACTCACTCCTGTATTCAAAGATTTCGTAGTTAATTTACAGATAGATAATGTGGTGAAGATCTTAGATGCTAAGATCGATCGTTGTCGTGTTTACAACAGTGACAACCGAGATGAAGTTTATCATAAAATCACAATTACATATAAGGACCCAGAATGAAATCAGTCATTTATTCAAACGGAAGTCAAGAGTGTGAGCGTATGGCATCACTGCTATACTCGCTAGGTGGCGAATTTCTGGAATATCGTCTAAATGAACATTTTTCTCAAAGATCCTTTGAGAATGAGTTTGGTCCAGAAGCAACATATCCCCAAGTGTCGATCGGTGTCAGACATCTTGGGGATATGAAGGAAACCCTACATTGGTTGGGTGACAAGGGTCTACTTAGTACCCACCATACCCACTAGAACCAGAAGATCCAGAACTAGACGAGGAACTGCTGCTGCTACTGGAAGAGGAACTGCTGCTGCTAGAACTGTTACTATTAGAAGTGCTACTAGCATCTGTGGTTCCTGCCACAACACCAGAAGAGTTCACAAGGGTATCAGATGCAGCACTACTGCTAGCACTACTAGTAACTGTTGCCCCAGAATCTAACGTTGTAGTACGAATAATTCTAGAACCAAGTTCTTGCTGTCCAGCAAATGCAATCGATGGTGAGAGACCATACTGAGTAGAATATATGTCCTTCTGAGTAATGAATACTTCTTGGACAGAATTTGGTGTCATCTTAACCTGATCACCATCACCAATTTCTTCACTTGGTAGATATTCAAGAAGACTTTCAAATTCATCAACAAACTGTTCTACGTAATCATTACGTAAAACCCAAATATTCGCTTTCTCATCATTTAGATTCCTTTCGTGTTCCCAGTTTGATACTGGATATATGATGGGAGTTACCAGTGTTCCATCAGGTCTATAATACCTAAAAGTGCTATTAACAATGGTACCTTCATGTAAGAGAGTATCACCTTGATCACTCTTTACTTCAAAAGTTTCATGATGATGGATTTGATTGATATTACTATTATATCTACTATCAACATACTGATATAACTCTTGCTCATCCATAGGCCATTCATTATAAATGTTAATAATGTTATTGCATAGCAATATCACCCAGTCTAATTCTGGGTCACCATAAAGTTCATTTGCAACTTGATCAGGTCTTTCATTATTAACAATAGAATATTGCTCAAAACCTAAGATATCCTCTTGGACAATATCTCGAATCTTGATTCGTCGGAAGATATTCTTAGCAACAATGTAAGGTTCAACATTATTCTTCCTAAAAGAAGATATGCGTACCTTTACGTTTGGGACTAGTTCAAAATAATGTGTCATTTGTTCTTACCGCCGTTTTTGTACATATCACGAGTGATGAACGCAGTCTCATCAAATGTCAATGTCATTCTGTATGATGCAGGACCGAAGTCTGTACCATCATCAGCAAGACCTCTAATTGAACTATTCTGTCCTGATGGTGTCATATTGACTTGCATGTTAGTCAACACCATGTTTACAGGATATGTAAGTAGTGTTGACAATGTTTCAGGACGAGATATCTCACCTCCACCCTTTGCAGTCTTGCTGCTACCATTTGGATTGTATCTAATCAGTTCTGCCTTAAAGAAACGTGGGATAGTTAACCATCTTGCTGCCTCACCACTTGTACCAGGTAGCATTGCATCCCTGAGTGCATGAATAATTTTGATAATGTTCTCTGCTTCCTTTTCATTACGTGGTGCCATATCAAAGGTAAAGTTGTGAGAACGATAGTTAACACCTTTGAACACTGTCTCTTGGTATGGGTTGAATACCTTACCCTTTGCTAATGCTGCCATCTGGTTCTTATCCAGACTGCCATCAGTACCAGCAAAATTATTCAAACCATTGAAGATACCAGAGACTGCACTAAACGCAATCTCTGGTTTTGCTGCATTTGCCCCTGCCTGCACCTTATCAACAATACTTGACATATCATTATTCTTCATTGCTTCCACAACAGCAGCACCGAATGGTCCTAGTGTTGCTTTGTCATAAGTAGTGCTGAATGTCTCACTCAAATCATGTGGTAAGTATAAGTACACAGACTTCATGATCTGATCTGCTGTACCTGTCTTTGCTTTACCGCCACCCTTACCAGGTTGACCAGCATAAGTATAGGGATTATTCTTCTCCGAGTCGTAGATAGAGAACTTCAAGTAGTCCATACTACGTGTAGAACTTGTGGCTCGGTTAGATATTGACCCGTCTCCCCTCTTTCTCGGACCACGAGGTAACTGTAATGGATAAATAAGTCTAGCACCATCACTACCAATCTTTCCCAATCCACCATTCTTCTTGGCAGTTTGAGGATTGTTATTTGCTTTTTTATTCTTTTGTGGCATGAGTTATTCAGGAAAGTTTAGACCGTCAAACACTCATAAGTATAAAGGTGATCCCACAAATATTATTTATAGAAGTTTATGGGAAAGAAAGTTCATGATGTGGTGCGATAAGAATGAGAACGTTCTTGAATGGGGTAGTGAAGAGATCGTCATTCCATATATCAGTCCTGTCGATAACCGTCCCCATCGTTATTTTCCAGACTTTTATGTCCGAGCACGAACTAAAACTGGCAAGACTGAAAAGTACATCATTGAGGTTAAACCCGCTGCACAAACCTTACCGCCGAAGAAGTCTAAGAGAATAACTAAAAGATATATTAGTGAAGTGAAGACATATGCTGTGAATGATGCTAAGTGGAAAGCGGCGAAAGAGTATTGTCTTGATAGAAGAATGAAATTTATGATACTGACCGAACACGAATTAAAGGTATGAGTATCTTCAACGATGTCAAAGATCTTGCTGGTGGTAGCAGGCAATCCAAAGAATGGTATCGATCCCAGTTCATGTTTGGACTACAAGATTCCAGAGGTTTCAATGTAGGTGATGTTATATTTTTTTCATATTCTGCACAAACTGAGGGATTGCAGTATTATGATAAATTCCCTATGGTATTGGTAACTGATGTAGATCTACCTAAGAAACAATTCTCTGGTGGTAATTTACATTATCTAAGACCATCTACAAGAACAAGTATTGCTAGATCATGGGGTGGGGGATCCGTCGCTTATCCTATGCGTTGCCATCATAAATACTTTATGTCAAGTGCAGGTAATATTAAAACTGTGCCTTCTATTGATCTAAAAGAAATGAAAGTACCACTACCATTGGAGCAATTCACAATGGATGTTGCTGGTCGTTACATTGATGTACCTAGTAGTGTTATTTGGAGTAGATAGTGGCAACCCCCAACAGATTTACTGATTTTAGAGAACAAATTGCAACGAATGCAGGAGCACCTGCTACTAGCAATCTGTATCAGATCATCCTGCCATTGCCAGCAGTATTCTCTGATAACACTCAGAATGGTACTGTAAATAAGCAGATACGTAATCGAGCAGTCAATACTGTACGAAATATTAATTACTATGCATCTAATGTAACTGTCCCTAGTAGAGCAATCACTACTGGTGAAGTCAACAACTTTGGTATGATGCGTCGATTCGTGACAGGTCAAACTAACTCTGAGATTACTATTTCATTCTTAGTGACCAAGGATATGCAGCACAGGCAATTCTTTGAGCAATGGATGAATGCTGCTGCCTCTGACTCTGACAATACTGTGGGTTTCTATGATAATTATGTGACAGACATGATGATCGTCAAGTGGGAGCACGGAGCAAACTTTAAGATCAAACCTAAGGGGTATCCTAAGTCAACAGGTTTACATCCATCACAGGCATCTGCTGTATGGAAGATGTATGGTGCATTCCCAACTAATATTAGTACAATGTCATTTGATAACGAACAGACAAGTTTGTTGCAAATGGATATACAGTTTTACTTTGAACGATATCGTTTCGATCAAGTTTCACCTGCCACACTTAAAACAAAAGACGGTAAGAGACAGGTTATCAATTATGATGAAATTCAATTCAGAGTATCTGGTTCGGGTAATCCTGATGTACAAAGGTTTAGCATCGGATAACCTGTCTAAATAATTACATCGTAATTTCATACTATGCCACTTCCTACTCTTGTTGTCCCTGATTATGAGTGCAAAATGCCCATCAGTGGAACAAAGGTCACGTATAGACCTTTCCTTGTAAAAGAGGAGAAACTACTTTATCTCGCTATGGAAACTCAGAACGAGAAGGAGATGTTCAAAGCAGTCAAGACTATCTTGAAGGCGTGTACTAATCTAAAAACTGTTGATAATCTTGCAACATTTGAGATTGAATATCTATTCTTGAAGATCAGATCCAAGGCAGTTGGTGAAGTCAGTGAATTCAAAGTCACATGTCAAGATGATGGTGAAACCCAAGTTGATGTTGCTATCAACCTTGAAGATGTTGAGGTAATCGTTCCTAAGGAACACAAAAAGATTATCAAACTGAATGAAACTGTCAAAATTGAGATGAAGTATCCTGCTCTCGAAGCATTCGTCGATCGAAACATGAAAGACGAACCTGATATTGATGATGTGTTTGATCTTGCTGCTAGTTGCATCAAGAAAGTATATGAAGGTGAAGAGACCTATGATTCATTCACTAAGAATGAAGCAAAGGATTTCCTTGGTCAGATGAACAATGAACAGTTTGGTATGATTCAACAATTCTTCGATACCATGCCTAAACTAGTGCATGAGTTCGATGTTGAGAATCCTAAGACCAAAGTTGTGAATACTGTTACACTTGAAGGACTCGCTTCTTTTTTCGCATAGCCCTGATGCATAGTAGTCTTGAAAATTATTACAAGACTAACTTCGCCTTAATGCATCATCATAAGTATTCACTCGCTGAGTTGGAAACCATGATACCTTGGGAACGAGAAGTTTATACTAACTTGCTCTTGGCATACCTCCAAGAAGAAGAACGAGAAAGATCTAAACAGAAGAACTCCCTCTAATGGCAGCAACTCTTAGAAAATATATTACGGTCAGTCCCAGTCAAATGACTGGTTCTGATGATTTGGGCAAGGTATTTAAAAAAATGACCATTGCCCAAAATCGTATGGGTGGTGCTGTAACAAATATTGGTGTACAACTTACAGAGTTTAAAACACTAGTTGAAATGTATCAAGAGTCCACAGTAGGATTCTTGCAAGAAGAGATAGATATATCGACGGAAGAGAGTGAGCATAGAAAGAAGATAATTGAAGCAAAGACTGACGCACTTGGTAGGAAGAAAGGTTTACAGCAAGATAAGTTAGCAGAGAAGAAGCAAGAATCTCTGAATGAGAAAGGTGAAGAGAAGGCAGGACTAGAAGAAGGTAAGAAAGAGAAGAAATCTAGATTTGGGTGGTTGAAAGCACTGCTGAAACCAATGGCCGTCCTAATGGGTGGTTTGATGAAGTTAGTTGCCATCCCGATTGCGATGGGGGTGATGGACTGGTTAGGTGATGAAAAGAATAAAGAAAAGATAATTAAGTTATTCAATTTCTTTAAGGGTGTCTGGAATCTTGCATCAACGTTCACCCGTTGGGGTGTTGGTACAGTTCTGGATGGTATAACTGACGTATTTGGATATGACCCTGATAAGGGTATGATCGGGAATGGTCTCGATAAGATGTTTGGTGTCCTTAAAATCTTAGCGGGATTCGCTGCAATCCATATTGGATCACGCATCCTAATGCCATGGAAGTTGCTAAGTGATGTCAAATTTATGTTTGGTCTCGGCAAGGCGGTAGACGCTGCCGATTCCATGGGGTGTGGACCTAAGGTAAAAAAACCGAAAGGTAAGAGAATTGGTAGAGATGGTAGAACATCGAAGCAGCGTCTCAAAGATATAAAGAGAGCGAAGAGACTTAGAAGAATCAAGGCTCTTCGTAGTCAGATTACTAAAAAGTTTACAGCAGCAGCGACTGGTATCAATGGTTTATTCAAGAAACCACCAACACCTGCTGTAAAACCAACACCTAAAACACCATTTCAACTTGAACAGGCACGTAAGCAGGCAACCCAGCAAGCGATGGGTCTTGGTGATGAGGTTGCAGAAGCAGCAGCAACTAACAAGGGTGTCGTAGGTACTCTTAGAAACATCTGGTCTGGTACTCTCGATGCGGGTGCTGTTGCTAAGTCAAAACTCAAAGAGGGTGGCACTTTTGCATTAAAGCAGGTAGGCAGACTTAATAATTGGTTTGGTGCTCGTGCGGGTGCCATGATTGATGGTGTCAAGGGTATGGGTCAAGGCATCTGGGACTTTGGTAAGAGAGCGGCGAAGAGTCTTGGTGATGTTGTCGAAATGGCAAAGAATCCTAAGGCACTTGCTGCAAAGGTAACTACAAAAGTCAAAAACTTCATCAAACCTATATTAGAGAAGAACCCTCAGGCAAAGAAGATTGCCGAGTTTGCTGAGTTACCAAGAGGACAACAGGTAAAGACGGCAGGAAAATCTGTTGTTAGTTTCTTGGCATCAGGATTTAAGAATCCTGGGTTCAAGACCATGCGAGAGTTTCTTGGTGCTGCGAAATCCAGCATGAAGATTGGTGGTATTGATACACTGATTGCCTCTGTCATGGCATTGTTAGATTATGGTGCATTTGGTGAGTCACCTATCAACGCTATACTGAAAGCATTAGGTGGTTTATTAGGATATAGTGCTGGTTTTGCTATTGGTGCTCCATTTGGTGGTGTTCCTGGTTTCATTACTGGTGCTGCTGGTGGATTCGCTGGTGAGTGGGCAGGAGAGCAACTACTTGGTTTGCTTGCTAAGACTGGTCTAGCAGATATAGATGATCCAATTGCTAAGCAACTTGGGGGTGATTTTCCACAGAGGAAACTTGTACGTGATCCTAATGGTGAAATGCCTGGTATGGAGGCATTGATGGGTGCCGCTGAGAATGATGGTGATGGCACGGCAGAGATTACACCACCAGAACTTCCCGAGATGGCAAAGGGTGGTGCTATTCGCGCACACAACCAAGGAACTAAGAGATTTGTAGATCCTATTATTCTGAAACGGAAAGATACTGCAAAGACACCTGTTTCCGATTGGGGTAAATTTGCTAAGGGTGGTACTGTCAATGGACAACTACCTGATGAAGATCTAGTATCTATTGGTAGTGGTCATAAACTTGCTAAGGGAATTGCACCACAGTTCAAGGCAATGATGCAATCAGCATCAGAGTCTGGATTCAAGATGGGAACTCATTTTAGAATCAACTCATCATATAGAACATATGATAAGCAGAAGCAACTTTATGATCAATTAGGACCTGGTACTGCTGCATATCCAGGAACATCTAATCATGGTTTAGGTAAAGCAGTTGACCTTTGGTACACTAATGCATCATATAAATGGTTAAGGAAGAATGCAGGCAAATTTGGTTTTGGTCAGATACCAGGATATGAAACAGACAATCCTGATGGACATGAAGCATGGCACTGGGAGAATCTGAGTGGTTCTGGTAGTAAGGATGGTGCTGGATCTTATGTTGCATCTGGCGATGCTGGTGGTGGTAACACAGGTGGTGGTGGATCTACTGCTAAAACAGGTGACAACAGTGGTGGTGGTGATAAGGGTGGTGCAACACCACAGCAAGAATATAGATCAACTGGTAGTATTGTAGATTTCTTTAAGAAGTCTGCTGGTATATTGGGGTCGTATGCATCAGATGCATCAGCAATGGATGGTTCAGGAATGCCACCAAGTCCTATACCAACATCCACAAGTATGCCAAAGACACCGTTGAATGGTATAGGACCTCTTGTTGATGGTGGTGCATATGCTGAAAGTCTCAAACCAAAATCAGAGACTAACATTGGTCCTGTTGCTGATGGTGCTGCATATGCTACTAAAATCAATGATGCAGCAAAGTCCAAGACCACTGCACCTTCTAGCATAAATACAAAAGCAGAGAAATTAAAATCTCTATCTACTGCAAAGGTACGTAGAGATAAGCAACCCGCTAAACCTGATATGATGATTGCAGTGCAACCAGTTATCAAGACTAAGACAGTCAATGCTGGTGGTGGTGGTGGCGGTAACTCTGGTCCCGCATCATCTCCCCTGCTCACACAGTAAATGGCAGAAACCAAAGCAAGATTATATAAGTATGTAACACCCCCTTCCACTACTGGTAAGGGTGGAATTACTGTGAAGATTGGTGATAAGACAATCACTTCACCAACAGTAGGTTTTGTTAAAAATATCAAAGCAGTCAACAGTCTTGGTGCGACTACCAATAGTATTGCCATTCTAGTTGAGGACATGAGTGCCTCATTCAAGAATTTTTATTCACAAACTCTTTCGTTACAGCAAGGTATCCTTGATCAACGTAAAGATGCGATGATAGATGAGAAGAAACTTCTCAAAGATCAGCAACGTAAAGATAAGAAAGCAGAAGGGTTAGAACAAGATAAGAAAGCAGAAGCAAAGCAAGAAGGTAAAGGTAAGAGCAAAATTGCTGAGAAGAGTAAAGCAATTGCTGCTAAGACATTTGGATTCTTCCAAGGGATTGCTCAACTGTTCGGTGGTATCTTCAAATCATTACTCCTTTATGGAGTGATGGAGTGGTTTGGAGATCCTGAGAACACCGAGAAAATTAAAAAGTTCTTTGAAGCAATAAAATCTATTGGTAAGTTTCTTATCGAGACCTATGGTGCCCTGGTCAGTATGGGACTCAATGGTCTCATAGAATTCTTAGATAATCCATTAAGTTTGGAAGGTGTATTTGGTATCATCAAATTTGTTACAGCATTAGGACTCATATTTGCTCCTGCTGCCGTAGCAAAATTAGGTCTTGGTTTATTCTTTAAACTGGCGAAAAGTGGTGGATTAGTTAAAGGTGTTTCAGGATTTATTAGTACACTATTCAAGAGTGTTACTAGTATGTTCAAAGGAATATTTGCCTTTGTTAAAGGTAGAGGTCTTTGGGTAGCAGGAGCATTCTTAGCAGGTACCGCAGTTGCTGCCGCTGCTGGTGCATTTAATGAAGATCCTACTGAGGAAAGTGTCGATGATATGGTGAAGGATAAGGGTGAAGAAGAGACTGAGAAGCAGTTGCAGAAGCAGTTAGACAGTCTTAACTTCATTCAGAAGATGTTGGGTAAAGATAAACCCATCAAACAACAATTAGAGAGGTTAGAAGGTAAAGCAATAGGTGGTCAAGTTGGTAAAGCATCAGGTGGTGGATGGATTAATGGTCCTCAATCTGGATATCCTGTATCACTTGATGGTGGCAGATCTACATCATTCATCGGTCATGGTACTGAATGGGTAGGTAAACGTTCTAGTGGTGGTGATGCATTCGTTGTACCATTCGATACTCCTGCAACTAGGGGTGGCAATGGTCTGACTAGCATGAGAATGCAGCAGGCGAAAGCGGGTGGTTATGGACTCCCTGCATTTGCTAAGGGTGGTAAGTTATCTGGCACAAAGAATCACCGTCGTGATGGTTCACAGGAAGAGAATCGTCTTTCTGGAATGGATAGGATGGCGAAAGGTGGCAAGATGTTCTTGCACTGGACCGCTGGTGGTGGTAACTTTAAGCAGAAAGGAAAGTATCACGGTATCATTCAAGGTGATGGTAGTGTATATCGAGCACACCCCTATGATCAAAGAGGTGGTGT